AACAACCTGCTGCTGTTCAAAGCTTTTATTGGTGCTATCGGCCAGCACTATATCAGTAATGGCGTTGTATATGCTAAATGATCGCCCGCTTTCGTGTATTTGCTTTAGCGCAAGTATATCGCGCTCAGGCAGGCTGCGCTGTTCCTTATCTATAAAAAATCCTTTAATTGTAATGTCGTAATCATCAATATTATATTGCTCCTTTACCGAGCCTTTGCGCTCGCTCAAACTGGTATAAACAATATTCGATTTACCGCTAATTTTTACAGTTGCATAGTAAAGTTTCAGCCTGCCATTTGCGCCTACATTTGCGGGTAAATTATACAGCTCTATGGGCAGCCATATATCCACTCCCTGCACATCTTTTGCAAGTAGCGGGCTACCGGTAGCAGTGGTAATCTTCATACTTTGGGCAGCCGCTACCTGAAATGGCGAATCCGCCGCCCGGTTATCAATGCCAGGCACCGTATAAGGCTTATTGCCAAATGTTTGGCGGTAAAGCTGATCCAGGTTAAATACTATGCTACTCATAAAAATTTATCTTACCCGCGCACCACTTTGCAGCAGGCGCAAAAACATTTCGTTAAACCATTCTTCGCTGTTGCCACGCGCTTCGCCTGCGCTGCCGCCATTTATGTTTACGGTTTCTGCAAACTTTACGCCGCTTATGTAAATATTGCGCGGCCCTGCACCAGTTGCAGTCCTTGCCGTTGGGCTGTTGGCTCCATCGCCACCAGCTCCACCACCACCGGCAGCATTAAGCCCGGCAGCATTTGCAAGCGATGGCGTAAGCGATGATGCGCCCGATCCGCTTTTCCCTTTTCCCAAAAGCATCATGCCGCCAAGTATTTGCTGGCTCGCTGCTTTTGTCGCTTGGCTGCTTTGTAACAGGTTAGCAGTTCTTACTTTTTCCAGTTCACTAATTTGCTTACTGGCATTGGTGGTAATGGTGGCGGTAAGTGCCGCTTTAGCATCGGAGAATTGCCCGCTTTTGGCAAAATCAAAAGCCTTGCTAATGTTATTCATCACCCCGGCTGTATATTCAAAAAAGCCCTGCACCTTATACCAGGATAATTGTATGTAGTAAGCAATGGCCTGGTACATATCTCTAAAACCAATAGCATTAAGCTTTACAAATCCTTTTATAATTTCCCACAGTCCTTTAAAGCTGTTGCCCCATTTTTCATTCGTTTTTATCATATAGATAACCCACACAATAAGCCCGGCAATAAGCGAAATAATCAGAATAATGGGGTTAAGCGCCATGATAGCATTAAGGATTGCCTGCGCTGTGCCAGCCGCGCCGGTGGCAAGTGCATAAGTACCCCATGCCACCGCTCCGGCTATTACAATATCAATGTTATCCATCAAAAGGCCGCCAAGCTTCATAAGCATTTCAGCAATGGGCATAAGCGCTTCGCCTACTTTTACTTTTAGAGCTTCAAATTGCCCCATTAATTGCTGAAGCTTTCCGTAAGGCGTTTCAGCCAGTTTATTCAGCATGTTATTATACAAGCCGCCTTCGCTCGTGGCACGCTTGAATGCCCCTTCCACCATATCGAAAGATATCAATCCCTTTTCCATTTTCTCCTTAAGGTGGCCAATGCTTTCGCCGGTGCTTTCGCTAATCTGTTTGAGTGGGTTGAAGCCTGCATTTATAAGCTGTAGCAAATCCTGCCCGGTTAGTTTACCCCCCGCGCTTATTTGGCTAAATGCCAGCGTAAGCGATTGCATTTTATTGGCATCACCCATACTTACGTCGCCCAACATCTTCATAGTGGGTATTACCTTTTCTACCGCAATGCCAAAGCCCATCATGGTTTGAGCTTGCTTAAATACTTCAGGGCCAAGTATGGTATCCTGCTGTAATTTATTAAGCCCGCCTGCTAATGCATTGCCGGTATCCTTGCTGCCCGTAAGTACTTCAAAACTTGTTTTAGTGGCTTGAAAATCCATAGCCGATTTAATGGCACTACCTGAGCCCGCCAAAAGACCGGCAGCGGTAACAAAGCCCATTAAATTGCGTGTAAGGCCGCTTGTACTGCGGCCTGCATTATCCATGCTATTGCTAAGGTTGCCTACACTTCGCGATGCACTATCTGCCATTTGTTGCACCGTGCCAAGGCTTTGGCGCGATTGCTGCGCTACCCTTACCAGGCCGCCGCTCATCATGTCCTTAAGCTGTATGTAGAATTGTAGCACGTTGCTCATAGCGGATTATTTTGCTCGGCTTCCATTTGCCTTATACGTGTAATATGTGCCACCTTTAATGCCAGGGCCTCATCTGTTAAGCGCGATGCACTAAGGCCCGTATAGTATTCCACCAATGTTTCAAAAAAGCCAAAAGGATCACTTTTGGCTTTTTCGTGTGCATCGCTTATGCTTTTAAAAAGGTAGCCTTTTTGCCTTCGAGTATTTTGTTGAACTGCATACTTGCGGGAATAAAGTATTCATCATCATCCAGCAGCTCGGTATCGCCATCCAGCCAGCAGTCGCGCATACATTGTTCCAGGAAGCTGTACAGGCCATCGTCCTGAAGCTTGGTACTTGCATAGCTGAGAATGTGCCGGTTAATAGGCTTAAGCACGCCAATCTTTTCAATATTATCCGCTGCATCGGTAATAGGCAAAAACCAAATGCCGCCGTTTTCTTTACGCCAGGCAGCCAGCTTTTCGGCTCCAAATCTTTCAATGGATAGTTGCTCGCAGCGATCTTTCAATACTGCATCTTTTGCATCCGCTTCCTGGGCTTTTATTTCCTTAAGCGATTTGCGTGCTGTTTGGTCGTTTTTAATCATATTAATTTTTGGTTTCAAGGGCAGTTAAAACCCTATTTAAAAATGGCTTTTATGCTTTATTTAAAAACGGTTTGCATTACCAGCATGGGCAGTGTTATCTCCGTCATTTTTGCCGCCTGTTCCATGGCAACCTTAAGGTTGGTAAATGCGCAGCCACTTGCAATAATGGTACGTGGTGCATCGGCTGCATTTCGGCGATACATGCAGGTAATCGTAATAGCTTCATGCGGTATCTCCGTAATATCCGCATAGCCCGCCGTTACGGCTGCATCGTTCATAGCATCTACTTCGTACTTAAGCAGCTTAATGCTTGCCGGATAAGTTTTATTACCCGCCTGAATGTCGATAGGGTTGTCACCCGCACCGTGGATGTATTCTTTCTCCACATTCTTTTCAAATTCAAACCCACGAATACCCACCACCGTGCGGCCAAGTAGCTTCATAGATGTTTGCGCCCATGCGCATTCTTTGGTGCTGAAACTCATAATATTTTAGTTGATAATTGAGAGTTAATAGTTGACAGTTTTAGCCCCCTTTAGGGGGATGGGGTTACGTTCCTGCTGTAAGGCCAAGGTCCACATCAATAAAAGTTAAATACCCCTTTGGCCGCACACGAAGTTTTACATCCGCTTTGCTGGTATTAATAATATTCACCGTGCGATCCACAAGGGCTTCAATACCACTTATGCGCTCGCCAAGTGTTACCTGCACCTGTTGCACTATGCGCGCTTCCAGGTCCAATGCATCCAGTTCCTGAATAGTCCCGTTGGGATTGGTATCCACTTCGCTTTCCAGCTCTTCAATATATACAGCCAGGGCAACCTTTGCGGTAGCATCCACCACAGCACCGTTTACCAATATGCGGTAATCGTCGGTACTTGCCATATTATCTATGCCAAAGTAGAAGCCCGCTTTATTGGGGTAGGTTACAAAGCTTATGTAGCCTTTGCCATGCAAGGCATCCAGGTTGGTAACGCTCTTAAGCGCGGTGGTGCCAATATATATTTCCGTTGCACTCAATGCACCGTTGGCAACCTTGCCAAGCTTAATGTGGCAGGCATAGGCCATACTGCGGCCTAGTGCCATACCCACGCTTGCCGTGCCATTATTTTTGGTGCCACCAAGTACCACGCCTGCAAAACCATTCGCGGCTTCGTTAGGCTCGTATATGGTGGGGCTGCCTGCACTTGCAATGCGGCCCTCGATAAGTACGCGGAAATAAAAGTTACGAAGGTTAAAGCCCTGTACAAATGTTTTTGCAGCAGTTACGGCAGCAGGCACATCGGTATCCACAAACTCGGTACCGGCATTATAGCCACTTGCGGGTTTGCGAAATACTGCAAGCTTGCTTATTTCACCATCGGCAAAATTGATAAGCTTGTAAGCATAATTAAGATTGGTAATATCCAGCATTTGCGCCATGGTAACACCACGATCAAGCAGCAGAATATAAAGCTGCTGATTGCCGCCCACTTCGGTATAAAATTCTTTTACATGCTTGTACAGGTCGGCAGTGTCGTTTTCCGTAACCGCAGGCACAAGATCGGCAGCCGTTACACCGCCTGTAAAGTTGCTGGTAACCGAACCGCCGGGATAAGTAATATAACCCGCCGTGCCGTTAATGTTAGCACCTGCGCTGCTTGGTGCAATTATGGTAACGTTGGCACCTGATCCCCCGGCAGTATAACCGCCATTGGTACCTGTGGCAGCATTAACCGCTGCGCGGATGGCAGTGGCTACTGCTGTGGCTGTGGTATCCCCAATCACCTTTGTATAGCTCCCCACTTCATCATCGCCTACCAATACCACAAACTCATCACCATCGGTACCGGGAGCGCTAATGGTAAGGTTGCCGGTTGCAGCAGATACAGCACTTACGGCTGCTATTTCAGCGGCAGCAGCCCTGTAATTTTCCAATGCGCCCAATGCTTCCAGCTCGGCAAGGCTGTTAATTACAAAAGGCGTACCCAGGGTAATGCCTTCCGTTGCCGTACCGGTGCCAACTATGCCACCATATCCATCTATAGCGGCTATATTTTGCAGCAAATTGCCGTTGCTAAATGCTACACTTACTTTTGGAATATTACCCATTTTAATTGAGAGTTGATAGTTGATAATTGATAGTTACAAATCATTCATAACTCATCAGGCATTCTTTTTGGTGGTAGTGGCTTTTGGCTTTTTAGCCGCGGCAGGTTTTGCAACCGGCACAGGCTCCGGATCAGCTACAGGCGTTTCTTCCTTTACTGGCTCCGGACCAGCTACAGGCGTTTCTTCCTTCACAGGCTCAGGCTGAGCGGGTGCCCTATGTGGCACCACTTCAAGCGTTTCTTGCAATTTATCCATGGCGCTCAATGCTTCAGCTTCAGCTACACCGCCCCCCCTGGCATCTTCTACATCTTCCACATCATCAAGCGTTGGGTTACCGGGACAAAGAAAAACTGCATGCGCCAAGGCTGCATGTACATCTGTAAACTCCTGACCGTCCGTTGTTATGTATTTCATTTAGTGGAAAATTGTAGTGGATAGTTGATAATTATTCAATGGTTATGTAAATGGTAGTTCCATAATTATTTGGGGTCTTTCTTCGAATTTTTGCGAATGAGAATTATTTGGTTTACAATAGCCAGGAGCGTTGCAATTATGCCCACTAACCAGGTTATTGTTGACTTATCCATAAAAGCCAATACGTTAAGAAACCATGAGACAAATAGTAAAGGCAACCCTGTATATGAATGCTGCTGTTCCATTTTTTTTATAGGCCCCGGCAGGCCTACAAGGTCCACGCCGGGGCTTTGCTTAGTGTGTGTTTGCATTTAATTGTTATGCGCCAATTGCATCAACCACCGCATATACACCCGATGTGCGGCGAATGCGGCCACCAATGCGAAGGAGTGCGCTAAACACGTCTCCGTAATACAATGGGTTGCCATTATCTTCAAAAACCTTAATGTCGCCCACCGCGCGGGTTACGCTGTTGCTTTCGTAAAACAGGCTCGCCTGGCTGTCGCCGGTACCGGCTGCAAATGCATCATCCTGCGTATCTACCACCGTCCACACAGTGCTTACCTTACGGTATCTTAATACATCGCTGCGCATGAAAATGGGAATACCCATGTACATACCTGCAATGCCGGTCTTTACGTCAGCAGCATTGTTGAAGTTGGTTTTTTCAGCATCGCTTAACGACTCGAAAAACTGGTGGTAATGGTTGGCAGTAAGCAACGCGGTAAGCGTGCCTTTAATATTGGCATTTGCGAACTTTTTCGCAATGTTTTTAAACTCGGTTTTGGTAAAAAGCTTACGTGTACCGGTAGCCGATGCAAGCAAGTCGGCTGCACTATCTGCACCTGTGGTTTCCACCACATTGGCGGCAAGCGGTGCCCAACGATACAATAGGCTATCCATGCCGGTTTGTATCAAATTCGCTTCATCTTCACCCACCACACTTTGGCGCTTATCGTAGCTTAATTCATACTTTTCTATTTCCTGTATTTGGCGCGGTAATGCGTACAAAGTATCCAGGCTATAAGTAAGCTCACTATCTGTCCTATTTACGGCTGTTTGCGGAAAACTGGTAAGGTTCTTTTTAACCACCGATGGTGTACCTGCTACAGGCATGTGAACTACTTTACCTGCCAGTACGTGAATATCTGCATTGTAGGCGCGCAGGGCAAATGCATTATCCTTCCACAGGTTGGCAATAATATCGCTCTCCCAAATCTCCTTTTGCAAGGCCATAGTGGCAATGCCTTTGGGCTGCGGTATAAACGATAGCGTGAGTAACCCACCCGCTACC